AGACTTACACATCCAGATACAAAATCATCTACTTCTATTATTGCATTTTTAACTTGTCCCATTACTGACCTCCTTTATTAGTCTGTTTAAATACCAATTAGCTTTTTGTAAATCTTCTAATGGTTCTCCTTTAAATTTATAACGAGAAACATATTTTAAAACATTACCCTTTAAGTACCCATGATACTCATCACTAGTCATACAATCTCGTATAACTTCTATAGTTTCTTTCTTACCATGTTTATAGTGAGAAGGTGAATGAACATTATTATGTTTTCTTTCATTCTCATAAGATATATCATGTGTATGATCTTTTTCATATTTATATGTTCTTTTAGAATCTATGGGTTCTTCAAACACATAAGATTTATCTTCTGCCATATTCCCTCCTAATAGTTTTAATATCTATTGTTTCTAAATTATAATTACCATCTTTAACTTCTCTTTTAATAATTAAACCACTCCACCACATATGCTGAGTATCTCTTGCAAAATGCTCTTTATGATTTAAATAACATCCAGCAGATAATGCATGCAATTTTTTACCATTAGGTAAAGTAGAAATAGCATAATCTAATAAATGACTATGACCTACACTAGCAGAAACCTTGTGCTTTGTCAATATAGATCTTGCAATATTTTCACCAGATATTGCAGAACCCATTATGCCAGATGGTAAATGATGAGAATAATGCACACCATCAATTACTTTTATAGATTTATATGGACTTTGTTTCCATCCATACTTACTATATTTAAGATCATCTATACTTATAGATCCATCTAACTCTGGATTCTCATCTATGAATCTATCAATTCTATCTTCGTGATTACCTAGTATCATAGTCTTAAGTGGTTTATGATTACCTAAACCTTTATTAAATAAAGATAAAGCTTCATGCGTATGCTTCATATCTTTCTGATATCTTCTACCTTCAAATGATTTCTTACCTCTATCATATGAGGATAAAGAATCCATGCTACAAAAATCACCCATGCATACCACATGAGTTACTTTAAACTCTGCAGCTAATCTACCTGCCCACAGAAATCTATCATTGCTTGCTTTGGGTGTGCAATGAGGGTCACCCATAACTAAGTGCGTTGCCATTAGTTTAACTCCTTATCTCTTTTCATTTTTAAATATTCAAGAAAATCAACAACATTAGATTCATCATCAAATTCTGCTACGGAACTAATACTTAAATCTTTAGTATTTTTTTTCTTGTCTTCAGCAAAGCCACGAAGTCCCCAAAGAAATGTAGAGTGAGGGTCAGTAGTTGCCATTTTTATCATGCCTCTAGCTATCGTAGAACATAATTCATATTGCTCAGTGGACATTTTAGATTTACTATCCATAATTATACCACATGTAAAACCTTTTTGCCAAGGACTAACTATTACCTTAACAGAATTTATAAAATTTAATTCGCTTGTCTTTTTCATTTGTACCAATACTTATCTATATTGTTTTTATTATATTCAATAACTTTATGTTCATAACCTCTTTTCATACTTTTTTTACCAAACTCTTCTGCATCTTTTTCTCTACTAAATATTTCATTTGTAAACATTTTATAATCTTCTTCTTTTTTATTTTTAAATAATACAAAGTATAACATAACAAGAGATGGCGGAGAATAGACCCCTCAAACTAATCTCCACCATACTCAGTGGTTTCCTCCTTAGGATTTGTTACAGTAGTGTACCAAACCCATTTCGGATTCTTTCCTTTAGATTGCTGTTGTGGTAACAACTGCAACTTGTCTCTTCCCCAACAAGGAAGCTTGTATGGGCAGTATGAACATACAAAACCCAAAACTCTATTACCAGTAGGTTTACTTCTAAAAGTTTCTGCAACATCATCATAACATTTTTTAAAAGGAACATTATCTTTTAATGCTTTAAAATTATCTTTAGCTAATTTTATAGCTTTTTGTTTATGTTCTTCTACAGCAGAAGGCGTTTCACAAATTGTCCATTCACCTGTAGATTTATTAATAACTATCCACCCACCAAATTTTTTATCTTGGCTTTCACCATACAAAAATCCTTGTGATGCATAACCAAAGGAATCTTCTCGTACAACTTCATTAAATCCCCCAGCTTCTCCAAATTTTTTTTCAAAGGAATATGGTGACGCACTTTTAATATCCCACACTTTCCCATCAATTTCAACATCTTGTCTGCCTTCAATTTTATCTCCATTAAATTTATAAGTTAATTTTTTTTGTTCATTTGTAATATTTACACCTGCTGATTTCATAACTAAAATAGCTAGTGCTTCTATTATATCTCCAAATGTATTTCTCATTTTGATATTATAAGGTTGACCTTCACCTTTCATACCTGATTTTTCCATTTGCAGTTGGCACAAAGGTCTACCCACATTAGACATTCTAGGTTCAAACTTACCTCTTCTATCACCCTCAAACTGTTTAAGTAAGGCGTTTTTACACGCCTCACCAAACTCTTGCACTAGCTGTTTGTCTAGCTGTACAGGATTTTTTGATACATTATCTAAGTATTGCTGTACCTTTAAGAGTATAGTATTCATTACGATGATAATACATTCTCTGGAGAATCATCATTTACTTCTTCTACTATCTTCGCATCTATACTATCTCCGCTATTACTGGCTTTGTTTTTAGCTTTATTGTACCCTGCAATTATTTCAGTATTCTCAGTATCAATTGATTCTTGAAATACTTTTAAGGTTTCCATATCATTATCAGATAATTGTAGATTCTCATCTGCATTAACTCCTATCTCTGGAACATAAAACACATTGCCACCTTTTTTCTGTCTTTTAGTATTTAAAGTAAAAGTGCAGTTAAACATTAACTTTTTTCTTTTCTTTAATTGATCTAAAGCAGCACTAACAGGTGAGAATGCTGTGCCAGTTACCCTATACAATACAGGTAAGTTCTCTACATTATGTGCTTTTGCATTTGATGTAGTTCCATTAGGAATACTCAATAAACCATAAACTAACTTATAACATCTTATAGTTCTCTGTCTCTCTAACTCTTCTGGAGTTAAAGTTGACCTATCCTTAAATGGTATTTTACCACATCTAGTTCCACCAAGTATATCAATAGCTTCTTCTTTCCAGCTTTTAAATATAATTGATCTATTAACATATTCACCTTTATCTGCATCGTAATGCATATACTGCATTGCACTTATAAATGGTCTAAATGTAACTGGTTTACCAAAAACATTTTGACCTACATTAGAATCGTATGCATAAAAATGACCAACTGGTAATTGATTACCATCATCATCTTCTGGTGTACGATTGATTGCTAATCTAGGTATATTAATACCTAAGTTAGAACCATCATCTTGTCCTATGACTTGCATAATTTGCTCATCAGACATCTTTTTTATATTTACTAAATTATTATCAGACATTTGCCCTCCTTATTAATAATATTATATACCATACTTTGCAAAAAAAATCAATAAAAAAATAAACTCAAAGTTAAATATATTGCAAATAATATAACGCATAGTGTCGCACTCGCACATATATAAGTCCATATTGAATTTAACATATTCTAGTTTCTCCATTTATTATTTTAATTTCTAAACCATCAGACTGTGCAAAGTATTTCCATTCTGAAAAAAATTCATGAGTATTATCTAAGTACAGTGTTGTTGGTTCTATCATGCATTGATCTTTTAACGCAGTGTATTCTAAAAAAGCAGAATACTGATCATCAGAATAATCATCCATTGTCTCTAATGCATCTATTTCTTTGGTCATGAAACCTCCTTCATATTTAACCAATCATTACCGATTTTAAGGTCAGTGTCAAGCGGAACATTAAAATCAATTTTGTAATACTGTTTTAATGCAGGTATTACATCTGCTGTGCCCTGTTTAAATATCTTACTCATCACATCTTCTTCTCCAGGATAAATATCAGCTACGATAGAATCATGAACTGTATTTACAAGTAAACTTTTTACCTTTTGTTCTTGCATAAGTTTATAAATATTTATACAAGCAAGTGGTACAATGTCAGCTGTTGCAAAACCTTGTACAGGATAATTTTTTATTTGTGTACCATATGTTGACCCACCCCAAGGTGTTCGTTCTGCATATGGAAATGAATACTCTCTACCTGTTGGTAGTTTAATTCTTTTAAATCTAATAGCTTCACTTTGTAATGTATCGTGCCATAATTTTATATCTTTATATTTTTCTAAAAATTTAGAGTAATATCTTTTCTCATCTTCTGTACCAGTCACACCACCATATAAAGGTTTAAATGTATGTGCCTTTGCATCTTGCCTAGACACACCTATAATATCTGCAGTGTACTGATGAACATCTATTTTATTTTTTATATCTTCCATACCTTGTTTATCTTGTGCTAAATAAACTGCTGTTCTAAATTCTAATTGTGCAAAGTCTACCTCAAGTATACTGCCTTTTTCAAATCTAGATGTAACAACTTTTCTTATGGGAAATGTTTTACCTCTTGGTTGGTTTTGAAAATTAGGATCTCTACTAGATAGTCTACCAGTTGCAGTTACAGCTTGCATAAATTTAGGATGTAAGAATCCTCTATCATTTGTAAAATTTTTTAATCCTTCTACAAATGTATTTAAATATGTATCCACTGCATTGTGCCTAACTATTGCATCAATAAATTCTTTAAACTCACCTTCAGCTTCTGAAGCAATTTTAG